CTTCTTTATTACCATGAAGAGCAACAACCCTATGCGTCTAACAGATGAGAACGGTGTTGAGATTCCTGAAGATGTTCTTATTGCTAACGGATCTGAAGCTATCGCTGTTGTAGGATACTATGACTGGTCTGTTGGTACAGGACGTTCACCATCCATGATCAAGATGAAGGTTACTAACCTGATCGAATACGCTGACAACTCAGTCTCTGAAGCGGAAGCGTTGTGATCCTGATTGACGGTGACATTGTGGCTTATCGTTGTGCATTCAAGTGCGGCGATGAGTCAGTCAAGACTGCCTGTTATACTACGGGCAGTTTCTTGTCTGATCTGGTAAGCGATCTATACACCATGATAGACGGCGAACCAGACTACCGTGTCTACCTAACAGGCAAGGGTAACTTTCGTAACGACGTGGCTGTGACTGCGCCTTACAAAGGTAACCGTAAGGACGTAGAAAAACCTGCACACCTTGAAGCTATACGTAAGTACCTGATCGAAGACTGGAAAGCTGTTGTATCAGAAGATGAGGAAGCTGATGACTTGATTGCTATCGACGCTACCACCATCCCTGACAGCATCATCGTCAGTCTTGATAAGGACTTTAAACAAGTACCGTGCAGACATTACAACTTCAACAAGCGTGAACTGTCTTCTGTTACTGAAGAGGAAGGACTGTTATTCTTTTATCGTCAGATCATCATGGGCGATAGAGCTGATAACATCATGGGTGTACACGGCATCGGTGAGAAAAAGTCTCAGAAGATCCTTGAAGGTTTGACAGAGATAGAGATGTTCAACAAGTGCGTTGAGTTGTTGGAGACAGAAGAGCGTGTCATCGAGAACGCTAGGCTGCTCTGGCTACGTCGTGAACCTAATCAACTATGGGAAAGACCAAGTGAAGAGAACGAAGCGTAACATACCTAAAGGGTACGATAGCTGGTTCGAGTATGACCTTCACCAGAAGTTCAGACGATGCGAGTACCATGTTGGCAAGTTAACATATACCCAAGTCAAGACGTATGAGCCTGACTTTGTATATTACAGTACACATTCTACTATATATATTGAAGCTAAAGGGAGGTTCCGTGACCGCGCAGAGGCGAGGAAATATGTTGACATTAACAGCAGCCTTGGGGAGAAGGAGGAGCTGGTCTTTGTCTTCCAGAACCCAAGAACTGCAATGCCCGGAGCAAGACGTAGAGCTGACGGGACACGATACACCATGCAAGAATGGGCAGAGAAGCAAGGTTTCGCATGGTACACACCAGAAACCTGTCCTGTCGGATGGAGTAAAAAGCAATGACGAGACACCTAGTAATACCTGATACGCAAGTCAAGCCCGGTAACAGTGTTGATCATTTGTACTGGGCTGGTAAGTATGCAGCCGCAACAAAGCCTGACGTTATCATTCATCTGGGGGATCACTGGGACATGGAAAGTCTCAGTAGCTATGACGTAGGTAAAAAGTCCTTTGAAGGACGGCGGTACACACGAGACATACGAGCAGGACAGAACGCTATGGAGCATTTCCTAGCGCCTATCGAAGCAGAGAAGGAACGCTTGCGTAGTAACAAGAAGAAGACATGGACACCACGGATGGTATTCTTGTTGGGTAACCACGAACAGCGGATCGAACGTGCTATTGAATCTGATCCGAAACTAGAAGGACTTATGAGCTATGATCATTTCTTATTGGAAGAAGCAGGATGGGAGGTTGTCCCTTTTCTACAACCAATCATCATCGACGGCATCGCGTACTGTCACTACTTCACGAGTGGAGTCATGGGCAGACCAGTCACCTGTGCAAAACTCATGTTGCAAAAGAAGTTCATGTCGTGCATCATGGGACACGTCCAAGACAGAGACATAGCCTACGCACGTAAAGCAGACGGTAGTAACATCACTGGATTGTTTGCTGGTATATATTACAACCACAGTGAAGGCTACTTAAACCCTCAAACGAACGGTAGCTGGTCTGGAATATGGATGCTAAACGAGGTAGACAACGGTTCCTTTGATGAGCTACCTATTAGCATGAGTTATCTTAAAAGGAAGTATGGATGAGTATTGACAATGCAACACCTAAACAGTGGGACGATGCCCGCAAAAGACAAGTGGGCGGACACCATTACGCACGTTATAACATTCAACCTATTGATTTTATTATTGACAATAACCTTGATTGGTGTGAGGCTAACGTAGTAAAGTACATAACCCGATGGCGTGACAAGAACGGTGTCGAGGATCTACGTAAAGCCATGCACTACATTCAATTACTGTTAGACAGAGAGGTGCAATCTTAATGGACGCATATCAACAATACATTCACAAGTCACGTTACGCACGTTACCTACCAGAGGAGCAGCGCCGTGAGACTTGGGAAGAAACAATTGACCGTTACTTAAACTTCTGGATTGAGAAGGGTAAGCTAACACTAGAACAAGCTAACGGTATCTTTGCAGACATTCATGATATGGGTGTTATGCCTAGCATGAGAGCGTTGATGACCGCTGGTGACGCTCTTGACCGTGACAACGTAGCTGGATTTAACTGTAGCTACTTACCTATTGACCACCCTAAAGCGTTCGATGAGATGATGTACGTACTTATGTGCGGTACAGGTGTAGGCTACTCTGTTGAACGACAATACGTATCTAAACTACCAGAAGTAGCAGAGGAATTTCATGATACCGATTCAGTTATACACGTCGCCGACAGCAAAATTGGATGGGCTAAAGCTTACAGGGAACTTGTTAGCTTGTTGTATTCAGGCCAACTTCCAAAATGGGACGTGTCTGGAGTACGACCTGCAGGGGCAACCCTTAAGACCTTCGGAGGTAGAGCATCTGGTCCAGAGCCTCTTGTCGATCTGTTCAACTTCACAGTCAGCGTCTTTCGGGAGGCTGCTGGACGTAAACTTAGCTCCATCGAATGTCATGATTTGTGCTGTAAGATTGCACAGATCGTCGTCGTCGGCGGTGTACGCAGGTCCGCTCTCATCAGTCTGTCTAACCTCACTGACGATAGACTCCGACGATGCAAGTCAGGCCAGTGGTGGCAAGATAATCCTCAACGGGGACTAGCCAACAACAGCGCATGTTATACTGAAAAGCCAGACTTTGAGGCATTCCTAAATGAGTGGAAAAGTTTATACGAGTCCCGATCAGGAGAGCGAGGTATGTTCTCTAGAGTCGCAAGTCAAAAGCAAGCTGCAAAGAACGAGCGACGAGATGCTACCTATGATTTTGGAACTAATCCATGTAGCGAGATTATCCTACGACCAAACCAGTTCTGCAATCTATCGGAAGTTGTTGTCAGGGCAACCGATACGCTCTCAGACTTGCAACGAAAAGTACGTACTGCGGCTATCCTTGGAACTTTACAGGCTACCTTGACAGACTTTCGTTACCTTCGTAAGGTATGGCAGAAGAACACTGAAGAGGAAGCGTTACTAGGCGTTAGCTTGACAGGCATCATGGATCACCCCATGTTGTCAGGGAGAGAAGATCGTGAGAAACTTAAGACGTGGCTTAATACCCTCAAGGAAGAAGCGATTAACACTAATAAGGAATGGGCTACTAAGCTTGGTATTAATATTAGCACTGCCATCACTGCTGTTAAACCTTCCGGTACTGTTAGTCAGTTGGTTGATTCTGCTTCTGGCATCCACCCTAGATACTCAGATCAATACATTAGACGAGTTAGAGCAGACTCAAGAGACCCCCTCTGCCAAGTCCTAGAAGCTGCAGGAATCCCTGTAGAGGACGATGTAATGTCACCCAGTACCAAGGTATTCAGCTTCCCTATAAAGTCTCCTGACGGGGCTGTAGTGGCCTCTGAGATGGGTGCTATGGAACAGTTAGAACTATGGGAGATTTATCAGGACTACTGGTGCGAACACAAACCGTCAATGACTTGTTACTATCGTGACGATGAGTTTCTTGAGGTAGGTCAGTGGTTGTATAACAAGTTCGACAAGATCAGCGGCATATCGTTCTTGCCTTACTCAGAGCATACCTATCAACAAGCACCTTATGAGCCTATTGACTTAGAGACTTATGAGAAGTTGAAGGAAGAGTTTCCAGAGACGATTGAGTGGAACATCTCTGAAAACTCTGACATGACTGAAGGGTCACAGACGTTAGCCTGTACTGGTAACAACTGCGAAATTTAATCGTCTGTAAGTAAACGCTCTCTGCCTAGTTGCTCTTGAAGTACCGGAGTCATTCGGATAACGCGATCAATAGTAGCTAGGCCGGGAGTGTATGTTTGTAGAGACCTGAGCATAGGATCAACATCGCCTTCAAATAATTTAGGAACTGCTGATAAAGTTCTAGTAGCTGCCGAAAGAGGAGCGGGTGTAAGACTTACGGGTTGGCCCCCATACTCTTCAGCACGTATATTAACTACTCCGCTAGTAATGTTAGAAGCAAGTTGATTCATAGTTGCACTAGTAAATCCTTCAGGCGTTAACACATCCTCAAGGTACTTGTCGTTAGTAAAGTCAAGCGTCTTACGGCCATCATCCCAGACACCCGCAACAACACCAAACAAGCCTACATACTTAGCACTGTTAAGCATTGCTGAACGAGCAGCTTCAGCTCCTTCTTTAGTATTCAATCCTTTTTCCTGCGCCTTTAATAGGTTAAGACCTACTTCAGTGCGTAGATTGTTCATCTGTCTGTTCATATACGACAACATACTGTACATGACACGAAAGTTAGGATTGTCGTTATAAGCTTTTGGCATTGTGCTGGCACTAACAGGCTGCCATTTGTTTAGCGAAGCTCCTGCAAAGTTTACTACCCAGCCGTTCGTTACATCTTCTTGCTTAAGAGCCTCAACAGTCTTGTTAAACTCAGACTCTGAAAGTCCTCTCATGCCTGCATGCTTTCGAAGTTTCTCTAAAGACTTTTCATCGCCCTTCTTAGCTAGGTTTATACCTTGACGAATAGATGAATTGGTAAGTATCTCTTGACTCATTCGGTTTACTGTACGAACACCAGAAACGTTATAAGCAAACTCACCTACTTTATCTACAGCGTTAGTTATAAACTGAGGCAGTCTTGCAAACTTTACCAGCTCTGCGCCGTCTTCTATGGTTTGTTTAGTAGCAGCTTGAAGCTCACCTGTGTACTGTCTATCCAAACCTAGCTGTTTATTAGACAGCCACTTAGGATCTATCGAACCCAAGTCTTTGTTAAAAGTAGCAATAATAGCTTTAGGTACTGTCTGCAGTAAAGGTATAATACCGTTCTGATAGATAGGAGAAGTGACGCCTTCTATTAAGTTAAGTATGGCGTTTATGGGGTTGCCCAACAAAGCAGCAGAAATTCCACGTCTTACCGTAGCACCTACCGCATCACCACCAATTTTAGAAGATATAAGAATACTACGCAAACCTTCAGCATAGTTATCAGCAATAGCTGAAGGGTCTGTTATATCTTTCTGCTTAGTTGCTTGCTCTCTAGTCTCGTTACGAATCTTATTAATAACAAAATTCATACGAGATACGGGCTTACCTGTTTTCTTCAAAGCAATAAGATCTGTTGCTTCGTCTTCAAACTTATCAATACTAAGGTTATGTCGTCGAGCAACAGCACGAGCAGCAGAAATATCTTTAGCTAAATCTTTTAAAGCATCAATAGGGTTTACGTAATCATCAGGAGTTGCTGTACCACTCCGCTTACCTATGTTCTGTGTAGGAAAGTAATCAGTAAGCTTCCTGTCAAAACGAACAAAGTCGTATGCTTGTAGTGCTTTTGTCTCTAGCTCTAAAAAGTTT